AGGGACGGGGACGTGCTTGTCGCCACGTTCACCTACTCTAACTTTAAGAGGTCAAGGTTCAAGGGGATCGGCCACACCGGAATCGTGGACCGCATCGGGGAGTATTCTATCCGCACCATCGAGGGGAACACCAACGAGCAGGGCATGAGAGACTCTCGCTCAAGGGATGGGGTCTATGTCAAGATCCGCCCGCTGTCTAAGAACACCCACATAACAAGGTGGAAAAGGTCTTCAAGGTTTAGATAAAAAAAAGGCCACCCCGTTGGATGGCCCTCTTTCAACAATAAACAACTATAACAACTATAACAACTAGAACACAAAAAAGTATAACGTCGTGGCGGAGGTGACAATCGTTGCACACTTCCAGAATATCTTTCTCCTTCTCTCCTTCTTCATCTCCTGCTTCATGTCCAGGTACTGAGTCTTTAAGAACCTGATCTCTGCGAGTTGGTTCTGTCTGACCTCTGTGCAAAGGTCGTTGTTTTCTATGGCCAAGTCAAGGGCTATCTGAGCAGCCTCTAGCTGGTCCTTCATCTGCTGGATACGCATCGAACGTGACTCAATGGTCATCTTGTTCTGCCGGATGGTCTCAGCGGCTGCCGATACGACCTCCTGTGCCTCTCGTGGAAGTTGGGGAATCTCACTCGGCTGGCTGTAGACGGCCTGAGCGATACTCATTAAGAAGGTAACTCCAAGAGAGCGTGTAAAGTTTTTGTAGCGTGTCATTTGGCATTTTGGGTATTCGTGAAATCAATATCTTAGACTTGGCTATCTGCTCCTGTTCGACGATGAACTGCTTCTCGTCCTGAACCAGCAGGGAGTCGATGGCGGCCTTGGTTTCCTGTACGATGATGATGTTCTGGTCCATCTTGGCCTCGTACTTTTCGGTTATCTCATGCAGCCTGTCTATGGCTATGGCCTCGTTCTCGGAGCTTTCCTTCAGCCCTCCCATGTGGAAGACAAGGAAGAACACCCCGCACAGGATGACCACGCTTAGTGCTAGGACGATGAGCGTGTAAATGTTTTTGGTCTTGTTCATCATTCAAAGTTAGCGTATCCCAGGTCTTCCCAGGTTGGTGGGTCAATCATTTTATTCTCTTAGTTAGTTTTCTAGCAGGGGTGTGTATTGCTTTATATGGGTCCCACCCCCTTTTTATTCTACCATATATCGTAGCAAATTCTACTTCAATTTTCAGCCTGTCAACCAGCATCCTTAACGACTCCTTCTTTCCTTCGTACTGCACATACGTTGTGTTTCTCCTGTTATTGCAGTTGGTTTTGCTGTCTACAAATCTACAATTTTCTGGGGAATATCCCAAGTAATTGTCTATCCGATCTATTTGCAGGCCATGCTTGTATCCGTTTTCAATAGCCCATGACTTAAACGCCTGAAAGGAATCAAGCCATTCTTTGCACACAGATATACCTCTGTCGTGGTATATGTGTTTCTCGTGGTGATTGGGTTTGCATCTAGTTCTGATCGAGTTCCATACGGTGTATAGCTTTGTGTTGCTTTCGCCATACACATCCTTCCCCAAACATCCACAAGATTTTATTCTCCCCCTAAACAAGTGAACCTTTCGAATCACCTTTTCCCTTCCGCAGTCGCATCGACATAAAAAGGCTTTGTTCTTCTGGCCGCACGGCAGCGCAATGTCCGGAACCTTTTCGATTATAGTCAACATTCCGTATTTGTCCATATTGCAATTAGTTTTTGCAAAGATAACAAACTTCAGTTATTGAAACAGCATAAAGTCGTTTTTTTTAATAACAACTTGCGCTACCTTTGACGTAAGATACATCAATATGCCAAGACGAAACGCAAGAACTAGGTTCGATACAGTCAGAAAAGCTGGTCCAAAGAAAGGGAGTCGAGGGAAGATAAAGGCCACGCAGAAAATGGTTGATGGGATACAGTTCAAGTCCATGCTCGAAGTGTTCACGTACCGAAAGCTGCTTGAGTTTGAGCTTCGTTTCGAATATGAAAAGAAGAAGTTTGTGATCATGCAAGGGTTTGAATATCCAGAGTGTTCTTGGCAGGACACCCCTAGCGCAGGTTATCAAGACAAAGGGTATAGTAAGGTCAGAGACATTACGTACACCCCAGACTTCATTGGGTACGATTCAAAGGGGAATATTAAGTGGGTTATTGAGTGCAAGGGTTTTGCTAATGAACGCTTCCCTAATACATGGAAGCTGTTTAAGAAAACTCTTGTAGATCAAGGCGCCGCTGTTCCGCTATACCTCCCCAAGAATCAAAAGCAAGTGTTAGAGACTATCGAGAAGATACTTATGTTAGGCGAGCCAACCCTTCTCTCTTGATTCCTTTGGATGCGTTTCGACGTACTGATGACAATTTCTACACAGGGCCATCCACGTTTTGATGTTCAGATAGTTCTCCCCGCGCCGGTGGACGTGGTGTACATCTGTTGCCCGTAAAAAACACCCTGGAAGATTCAATTTACAGTGAGGATGGCTAGTGAGGAATACGTCTCGAAGTGCGTAGTAAGCCTTGTCGTCTTTCTTTTTCTTCTCGCTTACCTTATTGATTTTGTTCTTTACCCCGTACTCAATCATGCACTCGATGTTCTCACACGTCGCCTGCATCGTGCTGTACTTGGGGATAAACTCCTTTCTACAGATTCTGCACTTCTTATTCCTCACCTTCATACGCTATCTTATTTTTCGGCAGGTTTCCATGTTGCCTGTTCCTTAGCCAGGTTTGCCTTGACGGTCTCTTTAAGTATCTCAATACAGAAGGGCGCACCCTCTCGTGTATGTTCGTCAAAGTGTTCATTGAATTGTTTCTCATCGATTTCTACGTCAAAGGTAGTGATTCCGTTTGTAGTACGCAAGACCGTGAAGTTCCAGTCTTTATTCTTAACACCGGGGAAGGACATCGTGATGGTTCCCTGGAAGTGTTCTACTTGCTTTGATGGCTTGTTAGAGATGTTGATCATAGCTGTATATTGCTTTTGTTGATTATGTTGTAAAACTCTTGGTAGATTTCGTCGTATGCCTCCCACTTGTTGGGGTCATCGGTTTCGTATTTGACCTTGCTCCTGAGGTATTGTTGGATTTGATGGAGGGCATAGGACATATCCTGCGCCTTGTTGCATAGTTCGTACTCTTCCTGATCGTCAGGGAGATTGAAAATTAATTGTGCTTGCATGGTGGTGTACTTATTTTTTAGGTGGTGTACTTAAATGAGAGGTGGTGTACTTACGACCTCCCTCTTTGTTTCTGTTCCGTCATACCAACAAAGGTTTTCTTGGGCTTCTTCCAACGTGTCGTATAAACTCCTCAGGCATTCATCACCATAAAGGCTTGCCTCCTTCCACTTATACCCGCCAAAGAGCCGCTTCTTCTTCTGTTCGATGGTGTAGTATTCACGGCCATTGGGCAGCGTGGTCTTTATGATGCGGCATTCTATCTTACTCATTGGTTTTTTCTTTAAGTTTCTTTTTGAGATCTTTCAACAGCATTTTTGCAGTATCTGTCATGGTGGGAGCCTCTAATTTTGACAATTCTTCAAACGCTTTTTCCATTTGCTCTTTAGTTATTTCAACCCTCTCGACCTCCTCGCCTATGTGCCTGTGGCCAATTAAATCTGGTTGTTCTTTCATTTGAAGTTGCACCCTAGTCACCGCCGCTCTAATCATGAGCTTCGTAAACTCACTGGTTTTCTTTTTACTCATAATTACCTCCTTCAATAAATGTGATATGATTGCAATTGGGGCATTCAAGCTCTGTTGTTTCAATAGGTCTAACGGCAACCCACATGATTCTACATATATCACACTCGACTAATGATGTTGTGAATCCCTCACTCATGTTCTTTTGTTACTTCTATGTTTCGTTCCTTTCTCTCCTGCCTGGTTAACGTCTCGTGCCTCCTGGCCCTCATGATTGCTCGTGCGTTCTTGATGACCTTGTTGGTCTCCGGGTCGATCACCTTGAAGTCCATTGAGTGGACAAGGCCGCAGTCGCAGCAGGCCATCTTGTATCCCTTCTCGATTGGCATCTGCCATTCGTTCTTGGGAACCACGTAGAAGTCTACCTTCTTGTTTTCTTTTTTACTCATTTGTATCTACTGATTTTAATAACTTGCTTGTTTCTATCGTGCTCTTCTTTGCTTATCAACCACCAGTCTGCACCTAAATAGCTGTGATGCCAATAGCTTATGGGGTCGTATTTACCAACTCTTTGTTCAAGCGTACACTTAAAGCATCGTTCTTTGTGGAACAATCTATAGTACCATCTGCGTATTGTCTTCATTGCTCGCCTCCTTTTTTTCTTTGTGCATTCCAAAATCCTTCAACAAATTCACCAATGTCTTCTATATAAACAACGTAATTACCATCTACAGGCTCTTTGCTTCTTAGTATGAATGTTTGACCACACCAACCATCTATGTTGTACTCGTCCATACAATACATTATTAAGTCATGCTTCTCCATTACCGCTCTCAAGTCAGCGTAAAAATCGGTTAATTTTTTATCGGTACTCATTGCTCACCTCCTTTGTATGTTTCAAATTGTTCTAGCAAGTCCTCCGCAGTCTTGCCCATCTTGTTGTGTACCCGGACAAAGCTGATTAGTTCCAGCATCTGGTCGCGCTCTATTGCCTTGGCTCTTTCAACCATTGGTGTGGTAAGCATACCAACCAATATGTATTTTTCGGCTAACCATTCAACCGCTGTTAGTTTACTCATGGAAATATGTTTTAAAAAATTGTTTTGGTATGTCCGCGTGGGGCAGGTTGACATGTTCAGCCTTGCCTCCGGTCTTGTTTATCTGTCCTGCCACGTTTCGCAGGCTCTTGTTGCTCTTCCCCCAGTTCCTGTGGTTGTACATCATGTGGGCATTCGCTCCATACTCGATGGTCGTGAACTTCTCTCGTGTGCTTGGGTCGATCAGTCCGACAAAGGCGTAGTCCTTCCTGTAGTTCTTTAAGACGTCCAAGCCTCCGGCGCTGAACCCGATGAGGGCGGTTGTCCTTGGGTCATGCTCAATTGTCAACGGCTTGTTGTACGAGTAGACGTATATCTCATACCGCGACCACATCCAGTCGGGAATCTGCTCCCTCATCCAATTAGGAGTGGCATAGTACATCCCGCCCCAAATTATTATCGTGCATAGCGTGTTCATTTTACAAATATAACTTATGTGTTGTTTTAATGCAATTATTTTTTTTGACTTTGGGGTTGTGGCCACCATATTTTTGCTTCATAATCCTTGTCTTTCGGTGTGTAGAGAGCAGCGAAAGGCTAAGGAAAAAGGAATAAACCCCTTTGCCCAAGCCCTGGTCTCTCTACACGGGGCTTTTTCTTTTTATGTACTACGGTCTTAAAAGTGTTTCACCCGTTCCGCCCAAGCAGTCTCAGTCGGAGAATGAAAGATTCATTGTCATCCAACACAAGCCCCTCTTGAAATTTGCCTTTACAGGACTTGACCAAGAAGGGGAGATCAGTCCATGCCGAACTTCCAGCAATGTCCCACTCCCGACAACTGTGAACCATACTGAAAAAATCAGTCTCCGGACTGACGACCTCCAGGCACTAGGACTCCGTCACGGTATGCGGGTAGGTTGAATTGGCTCGTACCCATCTTGCTTGAAGGTGGGGAAAATCGTCTTAATCTCTTTGTCCACTAGAGGTTATTTCAGGCGGTATAGGGGAAGCTTTATCCTATCTCCAACTGCTCATTTGGGTCAGGTATGTACAAATCAAGTGTCTCAGCAGCGAACTGCTTGACGTGTTCCAAGTATTCTATGAACTCTCCCGTTGCAAGCTCCGACGTTTTCTTGGGTATCCGCATGACTTCACCGGTGCCTGGGTCGGTCAGCTCGGAATAAAGGAAGCGTCCCTTTAGGAACTCGTGTGCAAGGTCGCGGTCAACATCATGGCCAAGCTCCCGTAGCCTCTCCGATATCATGGATATGACCACGCCCCAATAGTAGGCATTCTGCACGTCGGAGCGGAACCTGCGCTTTAGTTTGACCTCGACGGTCACGGCCAAGTCCTTGTCACGGGACATGGCTCGGACCTCCTCTTCGAAGAGGGGGCGATTGTAGATTCGCAATGCCCCCTGTGGTGTGATTACTGCGTTGTGCTTCATTCTACCCTCCAGACTCTAACCCCTGTTTCAAAGGTTTGTGTTTTGAACTTACACTTCCTCTCACGGCAGAACATGGTAGCAGCCGCAGACACCTTCTTGCGTGTCTTCTCGGGGTCTGTCTTGTCGGTGAGGAAGAATGATTCGCCTATGTTCATTTCCTTGAATGGGTACTTTGAACGTCGCGTGACGTTGCTTGGGATCGGAACCCCTGTTTCGATTTTGATCATAGCTTTGATGTTATTATTTGGTTTGCCTTGTTAAACATTTCTCTGAACTCTTGCTCGGTTGCGTCCTCTACCTCTTTGTTGGTGTAGAAGCTTTCGATAAACTCGCCAACCTCTTCTGCTGACCCAAGCCGCTTGATGTAGATGCTGACATAGTTGCCTTCGGTGCAGTAGGGGTGAACAATCGTGAAGTCCTCCAATACTGCATAGTAGTGGTCATAGGAGTAACGCTTCTCTTTGAAGTAGTAAGGGAGTTTGACCTCAGTCGTCTCGACCGTTACTGGAATCTTGTGGTGTACTTGGATTGTCATTTGATTGGTATATTAAAATAATTATTGGTTACTAAAAAATGTTATGCCTCTTCCTCCTCTTCGGTCACGCCGTAACGCTTGGCCTGTTCCACAATCTGCGTGAAGTTGTATCCGGCTGCCTCAATCTCTGCCTTTACCTCCTCGTTCTTCTTGGTGATGTTCTCACCCTTGGCGTAACGGGCAACCACACGAGTCCATCTTGCAACCTGAGACTTGACAGAGTCGGCGTAGTCGCGTGGCTCTTCGAAGTCGTACAGAAACTTGAGGTAGTTGGAATACTCGATGCCGAAGTTTTTCTTGAACTTGCCGTCCTCGACCACGATGTGTTTCTCAAGCGGTGGCCTTGTGCTTGCCGTGAAGTAGTGGGTGATTGCCGCAAGGTCTGCGAGGTACTCCTGTTCTAGCTCAGCGTTCGGTTCGTATTGGAAGCACATCATGCGGAGGTCATCCTTGCAGATGTATACTAGTTCACCATTCAGTCCTAGCCCCTTCATGTAGTGGAATAACTGCAAGCGGTGGTGTTTAATCGGCTTCTCAGTCTTTTCCATCATGTCCATCACGAAGGATGAGCATGACTTAATCTCGAGGACTTTCGTCTCTAGTTCCTTGTCACCGAACTTCTCGTACAGTTTCTCTGCGATGTACAGGGAGGATGCTTGGATGGACTCGGGAAGGTGGGACGATGTGATGTCCTGCTTGGCGCGTTCGATGTCAATCTTGCCACCCGCTAGGAAGTCAAGGCGGCCCGATACGCGCAACATATTCGGATACTCGACCATTACCCTCTCTTGGGTGTTATTAATCAATCCTGCGCGTTCTAATACGTAGCGCACCACCCACTCGACAAGGTTGCCAGCCTCGAACTTGCGAAGACTTCTCATGTTCGGTGGATTGGTTGGTGTTACTGCTTTCATCTTGAGGTAGCGGTCAACCAAAGGCTGTCCGATTTCAGATGCATAGCAGTAGTCTCGTGGCTCAAGCGCACGTTGTTGGGAATAAACGCATTCATTCCATAGCTGTTGTAGGTTCCAATTCATGTTGTTAGATATTAAAGAATTTTTTTATGATTTCAGCAGTCTCAGCATCAAACCACACCGCAAGATTTTCGGCAAAGGTTTCGATGTAGTTATACTTCATCGTGTTGATAGATTGAATCTCGTGAAATATGTTCTTGGCCTGTTTCAATTGGCCGTTGAAGTAACTTTCTACCAAGTATTGGTAGAGTTCGTTTTCACTTGATAGGCCGTAGCCTTGATAGATTTGTTCAATGTTCATTGGAGCTGTTGTTGTCATCTCGTTGAATGTTAAAAAAGATTGATTTGATTTCGTTTGGTATTGTCTTGAGCAGTCGCCCAGTTGATTGGTAGCTGGCTGATACCTTGCCGATATACTTCACTCGCTTGCCTATGATTGCATAAACGTCACGCGAATGTTTGACAATTTCATAGCCATCTTTAGTTTTAAATAGTTGTGTCATTGAGATTACAAATATAGTGTAACATATAGATTCTCAGCTAAACTTTTACTAATTAAGGTTAATTAGTTCCTTAGTCAGCACCTCGGAGAGTACCTCGGCGAGGTCAGCCTCCTCCGATCGGGTCAGCAGTTTACGAAATGCGCGAGC